GGTAGTTCCTACAACCTCGCTTGTTAAACAGATGTATTCTGATTTTGCTGATTACAGCGAGCATGATGAGGGGTTCGATGCGGGTAATCTTATCCACTGTATTTACGGTGGGCAACCTAAGATCGCTAAGGACGAGCGAATTGTTATCTCAACATGGCAGTCGATCTACAAGCTACATACTCCGTGGTTTGAACAGTACGGAATGGTAATCGGAGACGAAGCTCATAACTTCAAGGCAAAGTCCCTATCCGATATACTGAGTAAGTGTAAAGAGGCGGAATACCGTTTCGGCACAACAGGGACACTAGACGGTTCTCAGGTCCATAAGCTCGTCCTCGAAGGGCATTTTGGACCAAGCTATAAGGTCACGTCAACCAAAGATCTAATGGACTCTGGTGCCTTATCAGACCTGAAAATCAACGTATTGCTTCTGAAGTACACCGATGAAGAATGCCAAAAGGTTATTAAACAGAAGTATCAAGCAGAAGTCGACTTTATCGTACAACACGAGAAGCGGAATAAGTTCATCCGAAACCTTGCGCTTGACCAGGAAGGCAATACGCTTGTTCTGTTTAATTTTGTTGAGAAACACGGCAAACCGCTATATAATATGATAAAGGAAAAGGCACACAGCCGTCGGAAGGTGTTCTTTGTATCAGGAGCTACAGATGTTGACACTCGCGAAGAAGTTCGTAGGATTACAGAAAAGGAAAAAGACGCGATTATTGTCGCTAGTTTGGGTGTGTTTTCTACTGGCGTCAATATCCGTAACCTCCATAACATTATTTTTGCTAGTCCTTCTAAGTCCCAAGTAAAGGTTCTACAGAGTATTGGTCGAGGCTTACGTAAGTCTGATGATGGTAAGGGGGCAACCCTTTATGATATTGCTGATGACTTACATTGGAAGTCTAAGAAAAACTATACGTTAAACCACGCAGGCGAGCGAATAAAAATTTATGCTCGTGAGAAGTTCTCCTACAAAATATATGAGGTAGAATTATGAGTGACCATCTTAGGCAAGAAGCAGAATCGCTTAACATTATGACGTTAAAGCTTAATAACGGTGACGAGGTTATCGGTCTCGTCAACCGTAATAATCCCAAAGAATCTGTCCTACTCCTTGAACAGCCTTTGGCGATGATTAAAGTTTATAATGGACATAGCAACAGCTACACGTTAAACTTTGAAGAGTGGATGCCTACATCTGAGGATAATTTGGTGGCAGTTATTCGTTCAAATATCGTTGGCTATTCTAAAGCTAACCTAGACGCAAAAGAACACTACCTAAATACAATTATAAATCTGGCTCAGCCGCCAGAAGCTATCGCTGATGAAGAGGATGATTACTATGATGATGTACCTCTCTCCGAAGCTACTTTACACTAATACGTGCCCGAAGGGTACTTCCTCTGGAATGGGTATATTCACCCCGCCCCAAACAGTAGTTCTATTATACTATGAAAACAGCGATTCGTAAAGTAATAAAAACCAATCGCTGCTTCTATCTTAATAAAAATAATTTATCCCTACGGACTTTACTTTTGAGTGCTGATAGTCTATAATACAGTTGTAAGTTAAAACTTAAGGATATATTATGGCTACTGAAAAGAAAAATACCAAACATTACGTGAACAATAAAGAGTTCTCTCAAGCTGTTCACGACTATGTTCATAAGTATCAGGAGGCAAAGGCTGAAGGTCGAGATCTAGTTGTCCCTGATTACATTGCTTCATGTTTCCTCAAAATCGCAGAAGGCTTGTCTTACAAACCTAATTTTATTCGCTACACATATCGCGAAGAGATGGTGATGGATGCGGTTGAGAACTGTCTGAAAGCAATTCATAACTACGATATCGAAAGGGCGACTCGAACTAAGAACCCTAATGCCTTTGCTTACTTTACTCAAATCAGCTGGTACGCTTTCCTGCGTCGACTACAGAAAGAGAAAAAGCAACAGGATATCCGCTTCAAGTTTATTGAACAAGGCGGATTTGAAGAGTTCATGTTTAACGACGACGAAGACTACATGGCTTCTGATGAGTATACTTTTGTTGATGAACTGCGTACTCGTATTGAACAGGTACACCGTCATGACCGTGCCCTCAAAGAATATACTGGCAAGGAAGATAAAGATCCGGAAGGCATCGAGTTGTTCATGGGAGGTTATTGATGCAATATGAACATATAGAGACTGGCAAGGTTGTTACAGCAATACAGTTTACTGGTAAAAATCACACTAGATTGGAACTGTTTGCCGGATCATCGCGTAATTTCCATGAGATAAAAAAGGGCGATTGGATAGTTAAACGTGGTCATGCCGATTACTGGGCTGTAACCCGAAAGGCGTTTGAAACTGAATATGAGAGATTAGTTTAATGAAAATCGCTGTCCTTAATGATACGCACGCGGGTGCGCGCAATAGCTCTAAGATATTCATGGAATACCAAGAGAAGTTCTACAGTGAATGCTTCTTTCCTTATTTGAAGGAACATGGTATCAAGAATATTATCCATCTTGGCGATTATTATGAGCACCGTAAGTATGTAAACTTTCAAGCTTTGAACCACAACCGAAAGGTATTCTTGAACGTCCTCAAAGAACAGGGTATTGTAATGGATATAATCCCTGGCAACCATGACGTTTTTCACAAGAATACTAATGAACTTTGTTCGCTCAAAGAGCTCCTGGGTTACTACACCGCAAACGTCAATATCATTATGGAACCACGTGTAATGGACTATGACGGTTGTAAGATTGCCCTAGTCCCTTGGATCAACAACCAGAATTATGCTGATACAATGGGTTTCCTTAAGCAGTGTAAGGCTGATATTGTCGGAGGACATTTTGAGTTTGCGGGCTTTGAGATGTATAAGGGTATACCGACGACTCACGGTATGGGTATTGAACCGTTCAAACGATTTGAGCAAGTTTGGTCTGGCCACTTCCATACTAAATCAAGTCAAGGTAATATTACATACTTTGGCGCTCAGATGGAATTCAACTGGTCTGATGCTAACGACCCGAAATACTTCCACGTGTTTGATACCGAGACTCGGGAAGTAACGGCTGTTCGCAATCCTTACACGCTTCATGAAAAAGTACTTTACGACGACACCAAATTAGATTATAATAGTGAGTTCGATACCGATAAACTCCTTGGCAAGTTCGTCAAGATAGTGGTTACGAAGAAAACTAATACATTTGATTTTGACCGTTTCGTTGATAAAGTACAAGGTCTAGACATTCATGAACTTAAGATAGCGGAAACGTTTGATGAGTACATGGGCGAAAACGTAAATGATGATGAGATAAGCGTAGAGGAAACGACTACCCTTCTTGATTCATATGTTGAGGCTGTTGAGACTGACCTTGATGCCGATCGTATTAAAGGTATGATGCGTTCGTTGTATACTGAAGCTTCGAATTTGGAGATAGCATGATCCTCTTTAAATCCGTAAAATATAAGAACTTCCTCTCAACGGGGAAGAACTTTACTCATATACAGCTAGACCGTGCACCGACAACTTTGATTGTCGGGCACAACGGTGCGGGTAAATCGACTATCCTAGACGCAATTTCGTTTGGGCTATTTGGTAAACCTCACCGAAATATCACTAAGGGGCAGTTGATAAACTCTATCAATAATAAAGACTGCGTTGTTGAGGTAGAGTTTGAAATTGGTAACCATAAGTTCAAAGTTGTTCGGGGGATTAAACCTAACATATTTGAAATATGGCAAAACGATAAAATGATAGACCAGTCGGCTGCTGTCAAAGACTACCAGAAATTCCTTGAATCAAACATATTGAAATTGAACCATAAGTCTTTTCACCAAGTTGTTGTTTTGGGGTCTTCATCGTTTATTCCGTTTATGCAGTTGCCCACCGGAGCTCGCCGTGGTGTTATTGAAGATCTACTCGATATCAATATATTCACCAAAATGAACGTTCTCCTCAAGGAAAAGGTCGCCAAGATTAAGGAGGAAATAAAAGATGTGACCTATAACGTTGACTTGATCAAGGAAAAGATATCGCTTCAACGTAAATACCTGAAAGACGTAACGGACTTGAATGAAGAACAAGTCCGTATCCGTAACGAAAAGATCTTAACCATCCGAGCTCAGGTAGCTGAACTCCAAAGTTCTAATGGTGTCTCTTCACAATATATTGAAGAGTACCAGGAAGACGCTTCCCGTGAAATGGCGAAGGCTTTGAAGAAACAAAGCAAGATGATTGAGTATGGAGCGCAGTTTAAGGAAAAGATGCGGTCTATCGCTAAGGAGGCTCAGTTCTTTTCTGAACATGATCAATGTCCTACTTGCGAGCAGGGGCTTGAGGCAGAGTTCAAAGAATCTAAAGTTGAACAGGCAAAGGTAAAGGCAAAGGAACTTCAGGAGGTTATGAATAAGGCAGAAAAGGAAATATCTGCCGTTAATAGTGAGATCCAAAGGCTAGAGGATATTCATGAAAAGATCCGATCCGCTCAAAATGATATAAACGGCAATAACCGTGAGATTGATAGATTACAGGAGGAGATTAAAACGCTTGAGCAAGAAATTCATTCGATGAATGTTGGTGATGGCGACGTTAAAGTTATCCGAGAAGGTCTTGAATCACTTATAGCTGACAGGGATACATTGACCGAACGTAAACTTGAGTTGCTTGACGATAAGACTTATTCGGAAGCCTGTGCTGAAATGCTTAAAGATACGGGTATTAAAACCAAAGTCATTAAGCAGTACCTGCCAGTCATGAATAAGTTGATCAATAATTATCTTCAGGTGCTGGACTTCTTCGTGTCCTTTAACCTTGATGAATCATTCAATGAGGAGATTAAATCTCGCCACCGTGACAAGTTCAACTATAGTTCTTTCTCGGAAGGTGAAAAACAACGAATTGACCTTGCCTTGCTATTTGCTTGGCGTCAAATTGCTAAAATGAAAAACAGCGTATCGACTAACCTACTTCTCCTCGACGAGACGTTTGATAGTTCCCTTGACTCGGATGGCGTGGATAACCTCCTCAAAATCCTGGGTACGCTTGAAGACGACACCAACGTGTTCGTTATCTCACATAAACGGGATGAGCTTGACGGCAAATTCCGGTCTAAGATTGAGTTCACTAAAGAACGCAATTTCTCTAAGATGGTGGTGGCGTAACAGCCACCGCTTATTCTTTCCAGTTCTATCCATATTCTAAATCGGTATTTTACTTCCTTCATTTCATCATCTATAATACATGTATTGAAATTGAGGAGAGTCAAATGAAAGTTAATTTTACCGAGCGCGCAGCATACCAAGGTTTTCAGCCAAGCGAAGTAGTATTAATCAGCGACCCAGGATTAACACACCTACGCATAGGTCAGGCGATCAGCAAGAAGCTTTACGAAGAAATAGCGTACCTCAACGAAATAGAAGTAGAACCATTCAGCGAAGCGCGAGCGCAGGAGTTAGGTAAGGAACTCAAAGAGCGTTACAAAGGTTTAGTAGACCTAAGCAAGAACGCTTCAGTTATAGTAACCAGAAAGGCAATTCAGTTATAAGGATATAGTAAAGAAGTATAAAAATGGGGTTTACTTTCGAGTAGACTCCAACTATAATACATGTATACTGAATTGAAGGAGTTACCCATGTTTGAACGCAAATCTATACTTGCTAAACTACTCGCTAAGGAAAACATCAATGTTGTCCGTCGAGGCGAGCGCACTGCAGCGTTTGATGTGGTCAATCGTACACTTTACCTACCTATGTGGAAAGAGATGTCTAACGACCTCTACGACCTGCTGGAAGGGCACGAAGTTGGCCACGCTCTTTACACCCCAGCTGAAGGTTGGCACGAGTCTGTTGTAGACTTGGGTATCCCACGTGCTCTGGTTAACATCATTGAAGATATCCGTATCGAGCGTAAAATCCTCGAGACTTACCCTGGTCTGAAGAAAAACTTCATGAAAGGCTACCAGGAATTGCTTGATCGCGACTTCTTTGGACTTTCTAAGCGACCAGTATCTTCTCTAGGTTTTATCGACCGCATCAACGTTTCTTCTAAGACTCGTGGATTGGTTGAAGTTCCATTCCTGGACGATGAATCTCCGCTACTAAATAAGGCGATGGCTGTTGAGACTTTCGAAGACGTCATCGAGGTTTGTAAAGAAATCTTAGATTTTTTGAAGGAAAAAAATGAAAACAAACAGTCAAATACTATGCCTTCTGAACAAGAAGGTGAAGGCTCTGACGAACAAGATTCAGGTCAAACTCTTGATAGCGGAAATCCAATTGAAGCTCCTTCTTCTGAAGAAAGTGGAAGAGGACAAGAGGAGGAAGAAACTTCGAGCGCTGGAGAAGCTTCACCAGAACAGGATGAAAAGTCAGGATCCGAGGGTCAGGATAGCCTTCCAACTCAGAGTGAGGGAAATTCTGAGGGAGATGCACCAGAAGATCAGCTTGTAGATTCTCTGGGTGCTGGTGATGACTGGAACGATTCTTACACTGACGATGCTTTCCGTAAAAACGAAGAGTCTCTAGCTGAAACTGGACGCTGGGGCGATGCCCCAGTAGTTTCTCAGGGTATCTTTGCTGATGACATTAAAGATATAATCATTCCGGCTTCTGATGTGATTGCTAGACGTCAGAAAATTACCCAAAAAGCTTTGGAACGCGGCGACAGCTGGGACATCAGCGCTTACGAAGAAATTGGTCAGGATTTCGTTGACTTCATGGCTGAAACTACGAAAACCGCCAATGCTATGGCTAAAGAGTTTGAGCGTAAAAAAGCTGCAGATCAGCACAATCGCTCAAGCGAAGGCAAGTCTGGTGTAATTGACGTAAACAAACTACACAGCTACAAGTTCAACGATGACTTGTTCCTGCGTCATACTATTACGCCTGATGCCAAGAGCCACGGTCTAGTTTCTATCATCGACTTCTCTGGCTCTATGAATCAGGTTGTTGGTAATGTAGTTGAGCAGGCTATCACTCTGGCAATGTTCTGCCGCAAAGTTAATTTGCCGTTTGAGATCTACTCGTTCACTACAAACGGTTCGGCTTATGGCGAGGACCTTTCTAAAGAAGGGTACGAAATCCGTCGTGAAAACAATAGCATTGACGTCCGCTCGCTGTGCATAATCCAGCAGCTTTCTTCTACTATGAATAAGGCTACCTTTAAAACTGCCTGCGAGACGCTGTACCGTGCTACTCACAAAAGCAAAAATGCCTACTTCAACAGCTTTTGTTGTGAGTTAGATAGCCTGGGAGGTACTCCTCTTAACGAAACGCTGATTGTTATGCATGATGTTCTTGATAACTTCAAACGCAAGCATAACCTGCAGAAAGTGAACTTCGTTGCTATCACTGATGGCGATGCCCAGGGAACTAATTGCTATGATTCGTACCGTTCAACCTTCTTCAAGGTTCAGGGTAAATACATCCGCACTGGCGATATGTACGGACGTGACTTTACTGAGAAACTCCTAGAGAATCTTCGTAAAAAAGGTTACAACTGTATCAACTACTTCATCGTTAGTAATTCCCGTGATGCGAAGTACAAAACGTACTATTGCCGAAACCAGGATATGCTGATGAAGCAATTCCGCCAAGACAAAGTCGTTTCTATCGGAGATCACCACGGTTACAACGAATACTTCATTATCGATGGACGTCAGTCTGCTACCGCTGACGAGTTTGAAGTGAAGGATAATGCTAAGAAAGGCGATATCGCCCGAGCGTTCAAGAAGTTCGCTAAGTCTAAGAAAGGTAACAAAGTCCTTGCTAAGAAATTCGCTGAAGCGATTTCGTAATAAGGATATAGCTAATCGGTATAAAAATAACAAAAATAATTTGCCGATTAGCTTTACTTCTTTGGGCATAACGACTATAATACATGTATAAATTGATGAACGTCCTAACGGAGACTATATTATGATGAATACTAAACTTGCTTCAGTTCTGGCTGCTACATACCCAGATACAACTGAATTCGCTCCAAAGCAGGTTATCGAAACTGCTGAATCGCTTGGTATGGATAAGAAAGACGCGATTAAATACGTGAAGTCTTTCCCGAGCGTTCGTCGCGGTATCTATGACATGGCTTCAGCTGTTGTACCTTTCCGTGGCAACGCTGCGGTTGCGGTTGAACCAACTCCAGAATTTGAGGAACAGAAATTGTCTGCTAAGATTCAATCTATCGTAAACGAAGATGTTTACGTTCCAGCGACAAACTCTTGCTATGTTGCTTGGGGTTACTCGAAAGACGTTCAGACTATCCTGAGCTCCAAATCTTTCTTCCCTATGTTTATCAGTGGTCTGTCTGGCAACGGTAAAACGACTATGGTCGAACAGACCTGCGCTAAGTTGAACCGTGAGTATATCCGTGTACAGATTAGTCCACAAACTGACGAGGACGACCTGCTCGGTGGTTTCCGTCTGATCAATGGTGAGACCGTTTTTAACTATGGTCCAGTCGTCAAAGCTATGAAAGCTGGCGCTGTATTACTGATCGACGAAATTGACCGTGGCACTGACAAGATCATGTGTCTGCAGGGCGTCCTCGAAGGCAAACCAGTTTTGCTCAAGAAGACAGGTGAGCTAATTACTCCGGCTCCTGGCTTTACGGTTGTTGCGACCGCTAATACTAAAGGACGTGGTTCCGATGATGGTCGCTATGTATCAGCTTCAGTGATGGATGACGCATTCCTCGAGCGTTTCCCTGTTACTCTTGAGCAACCCTACCCATCGCTTGCGGTTGAGCGTAAAATACTCCTGAAGCATATGGAGAAGTTCAACGCTGTTGACGCTGAGTTCGCTGAGATGCTCGTTACTTGGTCTGAAACTATTCGTAAGACCTACTTTGATGACGGTATTGAAGAGTTGATTACCACTCGTCGCCTTTGCCATATCGCCGAAACGTTCTCTATCTTCGGTGACCGCAAGCGTTCTATTGAACTGTGTATCAACCGCTTTGAGGAAGATACTAAAGACGCTTTCCTTGACCTCTACGAGAAAGTTGATGCTTCTATCGGTGAAGCGCCAGCCCAGGAAGTAGACCGTGAAGAAGGTATTGATGAAGCAATTCGTGAAGCAATCGGAGGTTAATTGATGACATTTGAGAATGAAGTTAGTGAGGTGGTCGATGAGATCGCCTCCCTTCTAATATCTAAAAACAAAGCGTATGGCGATTCTGCTCTAAATCCTGTACGCATCTTTTCAAAGGCAGATGTGCTAGAGCAGCTGAATGTTCGTATCGACGACAAGCTAAGTAGACTGAGCCGTGGGAGCGACGCAGGCGAAGACGTAATCCTTGACCTTCTTGGTTACTTGATTATGTACCGTATCCAACAGAAAAGGTTGAATCCATATAACCCTGCTGGATAAATAATTTAAAATATCCCTTTACTTTTGATTTAAAATTTGTTATAATACCCTCTCTTAAATTATGGAGTTATCTATGAAACTATCGACCGAAACTGTTAACATCCTGAAGAACTTCTCTTCAATCAATTCGAATATCGTTATCTCTGCTGGTAACCAACTAAAAACTATGGCTGAAGCTAAGAACGTTCTTGCGAATGCTACGGTTGCGGAAAAGTTTCCGGCTGAGTTTGGTATTTACGATTTGGGCGAGTTCCTGGGTGTACTAAGTATGTTCGAAGATCCGGAGTTGGACTTCGACGATGACATGAACTATGTTGAAGTCAAGGAAGGAACCTCTAAAGTTAAATATTTCTTCTCTGACCCAGGCATCCTTACTACGCCATCCAAGCCAGTTAAAATGCCAGCTGCTGACGTTTCATTCAAACTGACTGCAGCTGACCTTGCTGCTATCCGCAAGGCTACTTCTGCGCTGGGTGTAAATGACCTTGTAATATCGCCAGTGGACGGTATCGTACATGCTACTGTTACTGATGTGAAAGACAAAACCGCTAACTCGTTTTCTATCGACCTTGGCGTATCAAGTGACGAAGAATACTCTCTTGTGTTCAACGTTGCTAACCTGAAGATGATCTCTGGCGACTATGACGTGGAAATCTCTTCTAAACTAATCTCCAAGTTTGCTAATGAAAGTGGCTTGGAATACTTTATCGCACTTGAAAAATCATCAACTTACGGAGCATAATCATGACCGAAGAAACAACCCCAGTACAACTAAGCCTCGGCGATATCATCGGTGCTGTTCAAATTATCGACATTTGTTCAAAGCGCGGTGCGTTCGAGGGGCAAGAACTAGCACAGGTTGGCGCATTGCGTGACCGTCTAGCGCAGTTCGCTCAAGCCAACCGCCCAGATGAAGAGCCTGAAGAAGAAGCTGAAGAAGGAGAAGCGGAGGCTGAATAAGCCTCCCTGATATATTATGACTGACGCGCAGAATGATATTGTACAAACTGAAATTCGTAAACAATTTGGGATAATTTTTGAAATGATTACTAATCCGAAAGACAAAGAAAAGCTCCAGAACGCAATCAAAGAAATCTCTAACAGCATGACTCGTATCGACGCTGAACGAGATTTCCAGAAAGACGCAATCGAGAAGGTTGCTGACGAAACTGGTGTTGAGAAAAAGTATGTTAAGCAAATCGCTGCTATGTACCATAAACAGACTTTCACTCAGGTACAAACTGCGCGAGAAGAAGTCGAATCGCTATACGAAGATCTATTCGGTTAAGGGGAAATATAATGAAAGTATCAGTTGATGTATACACAGCCTCGGTAGAAGAAGCGACCAAAACCTTTGCGGAAGCTATTAATCTTGGAGCCGAAGACGTTCGTTTGAGTCAGGTGACAGAACCTGATTGCTTCAACCTTATGATGGAGGTTGACCATACGAATGAGGTCCTAGCTATCATTGACGAAGGTGGTTGGGTTCGCGATTATAGCGATGTATAAATAAAGTTCTGACACGCCCGTGACGTAGTTTGCTAGACTACGATATCAAAACTAGCTCTGCGGGATTGGTGGAATTGGTATACACGTATGATTTAGGTTCATATGCCGCAAGGCTTGAGAGTTCGAGTCTCTCATCCCGCACCAATACGGAAGGCAGACCACAGGCTGGGGATCTTACTCTCCTACTACGCCCAGCCGAAAACTGTCAACAGTTGAGG